CGATGCCGATTGGAAATGCTACATGGGGTGACTTCACGGTCAATTCCCAAGCTGAGATGATCGCCAACACCCAGGCGGTCATCGGTACTACCTGTTTCCGTACAGATATTGATCCCCCTTTGGGCAAGTTGTACACGCTCAATAGTTTGCCAGCAAGCGTAGCAGCTAATTGGGGCCCAACCGTTGGTGCGGGTACCAAGGCATTTCCCACGGCACGTACTCTCACGAAAGACGATGACGGGTTGGTTCTGGAATGTACGGCTGCGGGACTTGCCATCACCATACCCGCTGGACTCCCTTCTGGTTTTGCCATTGCCGTGATCCCCAATGGTGCGACGACGGTGGTATCGGCAGGGGGCACGCTATTGAACGGTGCCACCACAACGCTGACGCGCAACTCCTCGAACAATGCCTCGGTCGGCATCATTGGGCGTGTGTCGGCAGCGAACAGCTACGTAGTAGGTGGGGTTTGACGTGGGCCTACTCAAGTCTAACCTGATCACCCTCGCCGGTGGCGTATCGGCGCCAACGGTGGACCCAACGCTGGCGCTTGACCTCGAATTTAGCTCTATGTCGGCGCTACCGGCCAGCGTTACTTTCACGCGGGCCAGTGTCGCTACTTACTTCGACCAGAACGGCGCGCTGCAGACCGCGCTGGCGAACGTGGCGCGATTCGACCACGATCCGGTCACACTGGAGCCGCTCGGGTTGCTAATCGAGGCTGCAACTACAAACAGCTTACTGAACTCTGCAGCACCAGGTACACAGGGCGTGACAGTAACAGCTGCGCCCTGGACGTTAAGCTTCTATGGCACCGGCTCGGTAGCGCTGTCTGGAGCCTACGTGGGAACGCTGGTTGGAACAGGGCCATTTCCAGCCCGCGCATCTTTGACCTTCACGCCAACAGCTGGTACATTGACCCTGACGGTAACTGGTAGTGTTACTCTGGCGCAGCTTGAACTTGGTAGCGCAGCTACGAGCTACATCGCTACAACTTCGGCGACCGCCACACGCACGGGAGATAGGGCCGTGATATCAGGGGCGAACTTCACGCCTTGGTACAACGCGCCAGCTGGCACTTTTGTCGTTGCGTACATGGGCCGCAACGGCGCCCCAGTGGGCCGGGTCGCCACGTTTTCACTGGCTGGCTCGGGCTCGAATACATGGTCAGGGCAACGGTCAACTACTGGCGCTGTGCTTGGCGTTGTTCGCGTGGTAGGTACGAACTTCGACTGCGCCGCAGCGAATACGTCACCAGCAGCAACTGCTGACAAGTACGCGCTGGCTGTTGAGGCGGGGCGGGATGGTTCGTGTTTGAACGGTGGCACAGTAACCACGAATGCACCTACCTCGGCGCCGAATGTGGATCAAGTAGACCTGGGCAGCAACGTGGTCAGCAGTCAACTTACCGGGTGGCTTGCAAGCTTCAAGTATTACAACGTCGCCAAGAGCAATGCTGAGCTAATCGATCTCACGACACCGTAGGAAGCTATATGAGCCAATACTGGACAGCTCAAGCGGTTCTCAAGCAGGTGGCGGGGGAATTGGGCTTGCCCGCCCCTGCCGATATCACCACAGCTTCCGATGTCCAATCTGTTCAATTGCTCTCCTTGCTCAATTCGGCGGGTAATGAGCTGATGCTCTATTATCCGTGGGAGCAGTTCGTCAAGGAGTGGGTTTTTGACACGGAGTTCGACAAAGGTGACTACGATCTGCCGGAGGATTACAAGTACTTCACGGATCAGACTCAGTGGGATCGCACGGATCACTGGCCCTTGCTCGGGCCGAAATCTGCCCAGGAATGGTCATGGTTGAAGGGCGCTCTTGTGGCTGCTCTCCCGCGACTCCGCTTCCGCGTGGCGGACAATCAGTTCAAGATTTGGCCTATTCCGAAGGCCAGCGGCTCCCCTGCGACCTACAATTTGGCTATGGAGTACATTTCCCGCTTCTGGGTCAACAATGCTGCGTCCACCCCTCCCTTCACGGACATGATTACCCAGAACAGCGACGTGTTGATGTACGATCCTTGGTTGCTGGTCAAATTCGTCAAGTTCAAGTTCTATGAACTGAAGGGGTTCGCAACCACTGGAGTCAATGCCGACTTCATGCGCATATTCAACAACCTTACTGGCAAGGATACAGGGGCCAAGATTCTGTCCCTGTCTCCGAAGGTTACCAGCCAATACATTGGGCCATGGTCAGTTCCTGACGGCTCTTGGAACATCTACGGCTGATCATGTTCTTTACTCCGCTTGAAGCCGCAGTCAACAAAATCACGACCGTTCCTGCCCCCATTGGGGGTTTGAACGCTCGGGATAGCTTGGCTGCTATGGCGGAGACAGACGCAGTCATACTCAAGAACTTTTGGCCTCAGCCTTACGGGGTGGCTGTCCGTAAGGGCTACCAACAATGGGCTACGGAGTTGGGTGGTGAAGTCCTTACCCTGGGGGTTTGGTCGGGCGTGTCGGGGGCTCAATATCTGTTTGGTTGGGCCAATAAGGGTATGTTCAATTGTACTACCCGTGGTCCTGTTGGTGCCCCTCTTCTGACGGAGTTGTCCAACGATACATGGCAACTAGCCGGATTCACCAATGCCGCAGGCGGTCATCTACTCGCGGTCAATGGCGAGGATGACGGTATTTGCTACGATGAGACAGGGGTTCATCGTCTGATTTTGGGGGATGGTACCACTGCTTATACTTGGAAAGGACTTGATCCGAAGGATGCTATCCAGCTTACGGTACACCAGCACCGGGTTTGGGCTGTAGAACTTGATTCAGCTATTGGTTGGTATCTTCCGCCCGACGCAATCTACGGTGAGCTTAAACCATTTGATTTCGGCCCCCTCTTTTGGCGTGGTGGTTATCTCTCATTCCTTGCCACGTGGACAATGGACGATGGTAATGGGGCCGAAGATCACCTTGTAGCGGTGTCGTCTACGGGTCTTGCGGCAGTCTATGCGGGTATTGATCCCGCTGCGGCAGAGACGTGGAAGTTGGTGGGTGTCTACAATGTTGGTGCCCCCGTCAAGGGCAGGCGCGGCTACACGAAAGTCGCAGGTGATCTCTACCTCTTGACGCAGCAAGGTGTCGTGTCGATGGCCAGCCTTCTGGTATCCACGAAGGTCAATCAGCAGGTGTCTGCCTTCAAGTCCGACAAGATTCAATTCTTGATTTCGGACTTGATTGGTCAGTACGTTGACTTGGCAGGCTGGGTCTTGATGTACGTCCCCAAGATCAATATGCTGCTATGCAATGTTCCCACGGGAATATACGCAGCCAATTTTCAGTTGGCCTCCAATCAACTTATTGACGCTTGGACCCAGTTCGGGGGGATGGACGCGGCCTGCTGGAATACATTTGGGGATCATCCCTTCTTCGGTGACTACAACGGAACGGTGTACATCGCCTGGGAAGGTTCCACGGACGGTGTCCTCCTTGACGGCACTGGAGGGGACTCCATAACTGCAGAGGCGCAGCAAGCCTTCAGCTATCTGGGTCATTTGGGTCAACAGAAGCAGGTGGGGTTGTACCGCCCCAACTTCATTGTATCCACCCCGGTGAGTTACAATTCCAACATCATCTACGACTTCTCATTGTATGAGGAATTGGCTCCAGACGGAATGCCGGTACCAGAAGGTGCTTCGGTTTGGGGAACCGCTCTTTGGGGAATCGCTACATGGTATGGCGGGGCTTCTCCTCAACGTTCATGGCGTATTGCTGAAGGCGTAGGGGTGGCCGCATCGACAGTTATTGGGCTGCGGGCTAACTCAGACGCTCTCTGGGTCAGTACTGACTTCAGCTATACCATCGGGGGAATCCTATGACCACTCTTGCCCAATACACGAAGATGCTGCGGGACTTTGAAGCCGGGCATCCCGTTACGCAGGCCCCCAACCCCTCCCCTTGGGACATGGCGGGTGGTAGCGGTAGCGACGTCATTCGTGGGGCGAATGCGGGGGAGTACACCGCTTCTCAGCAGTATCAAGACTTCTTGAACTCGCTCCCTGATAAGGGTGCAGAATATACCCAACTCGACAACGCTCGATACGCGGCGGCGCAGAAGGCTGCGCGTATCAAGTTCGTCGCTTTGGTGGCTACCCTGGGCGTTGCAGGTGCTTTAGCTGCCATGCCTGAAATGGCGGGGGCACTGGAAGCCGGGAGCGCCGCAGGAGGCGCGGGCGATGCGGGAGCGGGACTTGGTTGGATGGGCGGAGCTGACGCTACCGGTGTCGGTACCATGGGCGATGCCATCGCGGGCGGGGCAGGCTCTGCCACGAGCAGTATCGGTGGGGGAAGCCTCTTTGACCAGGGGGTGGACTACTCAAAGGCCCTGGACACGGCGAACGCCTTGCGTGGGGGCTCGGGGGCTGTTGAGCAACTTCCGCAACAAGTGATAAAAGGCTCTGCCGAGGCAATGGGCCCCAACTTTCCTCCCCCCACTATTGACCAAGGGTTTACGCCTGTCTCAGAAGGGCTTATTGGCCCCAACTTTCCTCCGCCAACCATCGATCAGGGGTTTGTACCGGCTCCAGAGGGTCTTGTTGGGCCCAACTTTCCTCCGCCAACCATTGACCAAGGATTTACACCTCCTACGTCTACTCCAACGATCCCGCCGGCAAC